CTTCAGCTTTCTTAGTTGCCACAACGACTTCTTCCTCAGACCGTTTAGTTTTTTCCGATTTCTTGACATTCTCAGCTTCGGCTTTCGCTTTGGCTTCTTTTTCCTCTGCAGTCAGTTCTTTCTCTGGTGCAACGGGAATAGCGGCCATTGTAGCTTCAAAATCTTCTTTCGGATCAACTATTTTGCCTTCGTCACTTATAGTAGCTTGGTACTTGCTGAGCCAGAATTCAATCTTTTCCTCATCGTCACCAATTACTTTAGCGATTTCAGCTTTACGTTCCTCATTGATACGCTCAACTTCAACAGAACGCAATTCTTTCAACTGCTCATTAGCCTCAGTAAGCGCCGTTGTTGCAGTATCAAGTTCTGCCTGCTTAGCAGACATATCTGCCTCGAATTTCTCAGAAGCTTTTGTCATCTCTTCAACCTTAAGTTCTAAGGCTTCTACAGATTTCGTCAGCTCTTCGATCTTCTTAGCCGCTTCAGTTTTTTCTAAATCAGCGTTGGCTTTTACTAATATCTCATTAGCCTTTTCTGCTTCAACCAACTTTAACTGTAGCGCATCATATTGCTCTTTGTAATCCATGTCTTCTCCTGTATTATTTACAGATTCATTTTGTTCATTATACCATGCACACGTAACACCCTCGGGTATCTGTGCATAATTCGAATACACAACAGGAATGTCCTTCTCCTGCTTGTTAGCTATCTTTAAAAGAGTTGCATTCTCGTCCGCTGGATCAGAATCAGGAGGAATGATAGAATTGGCGACAAAATGTGGATTTTTCAATATACGCACCATATCATCACTTTTCCATTCAATAGATTCAGCACCACAAGCCATAGAAAAAGTTAAAATTCCTTTTTCGGCCCACTTGCGAAGCTTTTCTGCTTTATCTGGGAATAACCAAGAATGAAATATGCTATATACAATAACCTGTTTCACTTCTTGTTTTCCAAAGCCCTCTACTTCGACTTTTTGGTCAACAATCTCGGCACCAATAGTTGTGCCATAAACTTGAAAGTCATGTCTCCAGTCAACGATAGCGGGCTGATATCTATCTAGTTGTCCAGATTCCACGGCCTCCTTTAAATCGGTGGGATCGAAAGCATCACCATTTGCGTTGACAAACGGCAAGCTTGTGCAGAGAACACTCTTCAATAGTAAATAATCATTTGGACGAGCATTCTTAAAATCTGATTTACCACTTTTGATATATTCTAATTGGGATGGGACTTGTGCTTCGTCAATCATCTCCATAGTTCCATGCAACCGAAAACTATAAGGATACCCTTTGAAGTCAGCACAAGCAGTTTCCTGTTGTTTACTAAAATCAGGTTTATTAGGCATACTGGGTCTTTTTATTTCTAATTTAAAATACTCTTCTTTAGTAATCTGAGATACCATACCGCCACGCATCTTCCATCCATCCTTCTCTTTTCTCCATCTACGCTTAATCATAGTCATTGCAGAAGCATGAAGATTAGAATCCGATAAATCTGGATACATCGCTTTTAACTCAGTTTTAAAATAGGTTAGTTCATTTTCCATAAAATACCTCTCATATATACCCTAGATTGCAAAAAAATATTGCAAAAATAAAAAAAAGATAAAAAAGCCCCCAAAATGAGGGCTATTTTTATTATGTAGTTGTACTAGATGTACTAGAAGTACTCGTACTTGTACTTGAACTTGTACTGGTACTGGTACTGGTTGTAAGGCCAATTTTGTTAATAAGGTCTTCAATAGTTATCGTTTTTATCTGATCCTTATCACTAGCATCGGCAACATTCAACTTGTCGGCATAGTTCAGTGTGATGGACTTGCCAGTCGGAAATAATTTGTTACTCATTTGGATTTCTCCTCTTAACGTTAAGATTTTAACTCAATAAAATAAAAGCCCGTAAACCGTTCGCCACTTCTTGGCAAAATGTATCCTGAAATTTCAGATTGTTTAGTCTTTTTTCATCTTCTAAATTTGATATAAATGCAATTTCTATTAAACATGCGGGAATACTTGTATCTTTTAATTTCCTTAAGACAAAGAAGTTCCCAAATATCGTGCGGCTCCATTTAGATGTAAATCCATCTACCTTATCTACCATTTGAAATAAAGCATTTGCCAGTGGTTTATCCTTCTTAGCTGAATAATAATATAATTGCACATCGTTGGGCTTCCGCGATACGCTTGCATTACAATGTATGCTAAGGAAGACATGGGCGCCACCATCCTCTGCTATCCTTGCCCTCTCCGACAACTTCAGGTAAGTATCGTCGGTACGAGTTAATATTGGCTCAAATCTTATGTCTTCATCTAAGATGTCAAATAACTTTTTTGCGTAGATAAGATTTAAGTCTTTCTCTTTTGTACCGTTAAAGCCTATGGCCCCACTGTCCTTTCCTCCATGTCCAGCGTCTATAATTATTTGTAATTTAATGACTTAGCTTCCTCTCTTATTTCTCTATGAATATCGAGATGACATGGTTTGCACCTAAACTCTAAATTTCTAATATTGTTGTCAGTGGGATCACAGTTTTTATGATGAACATGATCCTCTGGCTCACCACAGATAACACATATTGGTTCAAATGCTTTTAAAGCTAATTTTCTAGCCCTTACTCTAAAAGAATGAATCGATTTTTGTCCGAAAAAATGTTTTTTCTTATCTAAGTTATTACACTGTATAGAACAAAATTTTCCTTGTCCAATTTTTATTCTATGCAAATTTGTTGTAAATATCTTCCCACAAAACCTACAACGCCTTTCTTTGCGCGTTGTTTCACTCGAATAATAACACTTGGGCGAACAAAATTTACCGCCACCTTTTTTTAAAACAGAGTTACGAACCATAAATTTTTTATCACAAACTTCACATTCTTTTTCTACACAAAAACCCCTATTTAACTGATAACACTTACTTGAACAAAATCTTGCGTCATTATTTTTCATACGACAAGAAAAAACTTTAAATTTCTTACCACATGTTTCACAGGTTCGTTCTATCATTTTCCCTCACGATTGGAATCTTCGTCGCTGGGTTTAGAAGAAGGATTTTCTCCATCATCATCTTTTATGTCTTCCCTGTCTCCTGGGCCTGTAAAAGGAATATTGGGCGTAGGCATAAGATCTTTAAGCCCAGATTCTTCTTCTGCAATCGCCTCTTCTATTATATCATCTGCAGGCATTCCAGACATATTGAGGTATGAACGGATACCCATGCCACCATTTTCATAAACCTTAGAAACAATATTCTTGGCCTTATCCTGATCACGCATCTTAAGAAAGTTCCAATGAAACGTTGGGAACTCATCTTTAAAGTTATTTTCTACGGCTATTTGGCGAAGTTTACTCTCAATCCAACGCCCAATCATTATCTGATATCTTTCCATCTGAGCTATGGTTTTAGCATAACCCTCTATACCTTTAGAAACCCCAGTACCACCACCATCAATTAAAACGCGGGGAACGCCAAGGGCCGACAATATGTCATAATCAGCATTGTTATATCTATCAGAAAGACCTAAGACGTTATTCTGAGAAGAACCAAACTCCTCAGTAGTTAAATCAGGCCCACTCCATATTAAAAAATTCTGAGTCTGTAGTTTTTGAAATGCTGAAACAGCTAATAGAACACGATCATTATCAGGTGTGGCCAAAGGATGTTTCTCATTCTCCATACCAATCTTCACAATCCAAACACGTTGAACGAGACCATCTATCGTAGCTAAATCAAGATTTCTCAATCTATGCTTATAAGCTAAAGCTGGAAAACATTTAATAGTAAAGGGTTGACCCCAAGCATCGCGCTCATTGTTTTTTCTGGTAAAATGTGTTGTGAATTCAGAAGGAAGGATAAACTTCGTCTCAGTAGTCTCTTTCATTTTCTTTAAAAGTTCTTCAGGGATTGTGTCACGCAGAAGTTTTTGATCGTCATCCAAATCACCACCACCATCAATAACGGCCTTAACATCGTCATCCATTTCAACCCTAATAACCTCAACACCCATACTGGCAAGAGATTCTGATATCTCAGCCTCAGCTACATCATGATCAATATATTTACTAGGGAGATTAAAGCGTTTTCCACCTAACTCTGGCACCACAACATGTTCCCACTGCTCTGTGAAGATCGAATCTCCATCTTGATATAACTGCCACAAACAATGCATTGAGAACAATTCTATTCCACCAACAGTCTGAACAGTTGTTTCGTCCGAATGGATAGCACCGTTGTCACCCATCGAATTAAACCACTTAGCCCAATAATAACATAGCTTCCGAAGATCCTCATCATTACAATTAATGTACCACCCGCCCAAGGTCGGGACTTCTACCAGTGCTTCCATCGCGGTAGCTATTATGCCTTCGTACTTAACTGCTTTCCTGCTTAGGAGAATCTTGTCTCGCCGCTCTATATTATCGGCCTCGTAGTCCTTAGCATCAACTAAAAAATTATATCCAGATTTTGTATTGCTTGGAAGAGTCCCAGCCATGTGAACATCACCGTTCTTACTGATTTGCCACTCAACATGACTTGCTTCCTTATTTTTAACATTAGGATTTATTGTAAGAAATCCACCGTATTTATCTGGATGATGCTCAACACCAAGGCCCATAGATTTAGCTTTATCAAATATCTCTTTTGAAAACTGCAATCTTTCTTCCTTAGACCAGTCCTGCTTAGCCATATTTTATCCTCTTCTTTTCACGGTTATTACTGGAGCAATAGTCGCTGCTGGCGATTGTTTTGGGATGTCACTTTCATGTATCAATTTCATTATCTCTCCCCAACCATAGACCGTAGAGGAATACATATCCTTTAAGTCCACATCTGGATTAGGAGTTGTAAAGTTAAGCCAGTTCTTAGTAGGCTTTATCTTAATCATCCTAAACTGACGAGGCGCAACATTAATATAATCACGCACAAACTGTATTTCCTCATCAACTTTTTCATCACCACCGCAAAAGTAAAATCTTTCTTCACCCATCGCAGTCTTAAGACTCCTATTAACCTTAGTATTATCCTCATCTGAATACGATACAAGGCGAAGTCTATCATTAAAACTTGTCATCTGACCACGCTTATCTTTTAACAAATGTGCAATACCACCTTCATCATCATCATTCGGATCAAATAGTATTTCAAAGTCAGGAGCAATGCCCTCCTTCACGACCCTATATAGCTGATCCCTGACACTCGATCCGCCTCCGCGCTTATCCATGGCTACAATAACTATATTTTCGAACATATCCATTATCTCATAGATCTTAATTGCTGTGTCAGTGTCCTGCATGTGCTTCTCTTGATAGGCCCATATAGTATTACAAAACTTTGTTTTGCCCTCCTGAATAACTGGATTCCATTCTTCCTCGGAAAGCGGGCCCAATCTAGTAACGGTGAATGCTGTCATATCGTGTTCCCTGGCAACATCAATACTGAGAATACACGGATCTTTGCATTTTAACTTAGGCCGAAGATACATCGTAGCATTCTCTTCATCTGTTTTTGTTAATTCCATATATTGCTCATCGGTAAAAACTCTCTTCTGAGCGACAGAATTTATTAATGCAAATGAATAATAGTCACCAGTTGCCCTCATTGGAACACACAAGTGCTCGCTACGCCAAGATTCAATATCTGTAGTTATTTTGTCGAGTTCTCCTTCGATATCGTCAACCTTGATACCATAAGGAACGCTCCAAAATTTTAACTTTTTATTGAAATACTTGCAATCATACTTGTAATCCTCACCCTCTTTCGCCTCATCAAAGGCATCGGGGTAGATAAACTTAACAACAAGATGTTTCTTGCTACCTTCTTTTATGAGGCGCATATACTCTTCAAGTTCTTTCGTATAATCATCTTCCGCGTATTGAAGAGTTCCTGAATCTATATTTTTATTCTCATACTCTTGTTTTTGTGTTATAACGTTGTAATCTATAATAGAGAATGGACGTATAACACGATCTTTTATTTCTTTCTTTAATCCACGACGCTCATCAACCTGTGTAATGTTTGCACGAAAACCACGAATTGCCTCACCCTTAGCACCAAGGGGAGCCGTGCCTATAACACTACGGTTCAGGAATTCTATTTTCCAAAGGTCAGGGTCTTTGCGTATAAGGCTACCAGACAATCTTTTACCACCAGTATTGACCATGGCCCTTACAAAACCATCATCCTCTTGACCGTCTTTCTCACATCGAATAATACTTTCGGCTTCTTCAAGAATCATCTTGCCCTGCCGAAAACCCTCCGCGCCGAGAGAAAGAACTTTCAGCCTTGGGTATAAAATACACGACAAAATAGCAAATATCGCTTCACCAAAAGTCTTTGACATACCACGGGAAAAGATTCTTATAATGTCTCTAGCTTCTGTTTGCCAGTTTAACCTCAAGTCCAGCCTTTGATGTGTTGACAGGGTTATCCCTAATAGATCACGCACAGCCAATACTGGATAGTGCCTATAAAAAAGATACATTTGAGGCATGAGAAACAATTCTTCTCGGGATAGCTTAACCTCACTCATTGAATTTCTTCTTTATAAATTTTTTAATACCATCATATGTTGCTGGCTTATCACCAATCATACCACCATATAAAATTTTATACCAAGACATAGCTAAAAACTCTTCTGTTGTTCCACGCTCTACAGCATTGACAACACTTTTCATTTCCTCAAGTTTCCAAAGAGACTCAATTTCAATATGCTCAGCTAAAGTTTTTCTATACTTCATGCTTAATTGCTCAAGGGTGCCACTATTATCATCTCCCATAACGGCCTGTCTTTGCTTACCTGAAACGCCAAGACTCTCCGTGAGATCTTTTATTTCTTTTGTAAGATCTCTACTGAGGGAAACAAGCTTTATATCCCTTGCATTAAGTACAGATAAGAAAGCGAGTCTTTCAATCATTAGCTCATCAGCAGTAGTGGTAGAACTGGGAAAATCTTTTCTGAACTTCTCCTTAAACTCATCAAATATTGCCTGCTCCTGCATGGTAAATGTTCGATCATTTGGATCAACATCTTTCTTATCTCTTTTATTAAGATCCTTAATCTTTGAGGAGATTTTTGATTCTCTTCTACCTATCAAAGACTGAGTACCAAGATCATACCCAAAAACCTTAAGTCTTAGAGAAAGTTTTTCATACCAATCAACAGCATCTTTACCTGGTGGCTTTCTCCATATCTTACCATCTGGCTTAAAACAACTAGAACATTGTTTTAACACCCTTCTGCAATAGGCCTCTGTTGTTGCTTCTGAGTCACAATCCTTTACTTTTCCAAGGAAAGCCATAAACATGCCGTTGAGTATCTTTTGATAATCGTCTTTCGGTATGTCAAAGCTATCTATGTCTGGATTTAGATTGAGACCCTCTGTGGTCTCTTCTGTTATAAAGTTCATAATTTATGCTATATATATTGGTCTCGTCTCACGGTCAGCCACAACTGGAAGCCTAGCTATAAGCTTTTTATAACAAGGAAGACAGTATTTCTTTTGTTTATGAAGATATACTGGCCCTATAACAAAGCGATCGTGAGCGGCGCACTTAATATTTGCGCATTTAAACTTAGTTTTTGAATCTGTCATTATACAAATTTCCCCTTAATTGGCTTTCGTATTCACAATGTGCTGGAAAACCACCCCTCATATATACCCTGTTTTGCAAAAAAATTGCAAATGTATCCCTTAACACCTCGAGCCCAAGCTTCAAATGATATACCGCAAGCTGTCTTGAGCACCCCATAGCCGTTCCCAAATCCTCTTGCTTAAAACCCCTCTCTCCCTGTAATACAAATATTTGATAATGTTTTGGTGATAGATATCTTCTGGCAACAGTTTTAATAAATCGCCACTGAACAAACTCATGCATCCTTTCGTAGTCAGCCCATAAACCATCTTCTTCTGAATAAAAATCTATCTTATCACTATTCGATATCTCCGCATATTTATAACTCGGCATAAACCCTCGTGAAAACTTTCACATGATACTATAAAAAAATTAGATACTAAAATATTCCTTAATATCTGTTATTATTGGACTTGCTGCATATTCAAGTTGTACTAAATTTTTAGCAACAACAATATGATTCCACCTATCCTCATTATCTAATGCTATTTCAGATGGATGATTTGGATCTCGTTTTGTCTTATGACCTGGCCTTACAACACGAACAAGCATTGATTTAAAAGAAATCCCAGACCTTGGCATCTTGCCATTATAAGCATTCATTACAGTGTTAAATTCATTTGGGAATCTTACATCTGGAGTATAGATAATCATTCTATCAACATCATCATTAAAACCAATCTGAGATTTAAGATCCTTTAAATAATGATATATCCATATGTCTTGGTATATATTACGGGCCACATCTGTGCCGAATTTCTGTAGAACCTCACCGCCAGTAATCCCACCCAAATGTTCAATCGGCCTTTCCTTCCCCTTTTCATCCCACACATCATCATAATTTAAATCAAAAACCTCTTGAACCGCTCTTTTTAACTGGCCAGCAAAATAAATCTTCTCCTGAACGTCAACATCTTTCTCAAAAGAATTGGATATTATATCAGACAAAGTATCTTTTCCATGCCCCGCCTTACCCGACACCCCCACTAACAGCACTCTCATCATCCATCATCTCCTTATATACTGAATATACTTCTGGATCGTTATACAAACCTTGAAACCTTTCGGTCTCCATTGCAGCTAAAAATATCTTTACAACCCTCGGATCAAACATCTTCCCGCTTTGGAGGGCAATGTAGTTTGCCGCCCTTCCCTCATCCCATAAATCCTTATATCCACGAAAAGCAACAAGAGCATCATACACATCTACAACATGTATTATCCTTGCAAATAAATGAATATTTTTACCCTCAATGCCATCTGGATATCCATTACCATCAAAACACTCATGATGTTGTTTTGTAACAAGTGACTCTACTTTAAAAAATGGTGCAACTTCTAGAATCTTCGCGCCATAAATAGGATGCATTTTGACCCTAGCTCGCTCCTTCTTTGAAAGCTTTTTATCAGACAATATAATTTCAGAAGACAAGCCTATCTTTCCAATATCATGTAAAAGCCCACATCTCCACAATTGACCAAGCTCTCTATCTGGTAAACCCATTGTCTTCCCAATCAAATGAGAGATAGTTGCTACACGATCAGAATGTCTTGCCGTATGTATAGAGTGCTCATGCACCTCTATCACACGCAAAAAAGCAATTAAGAAAATAGTTCTTCTTGTGTCAAATTCTGCTTGCTTTACTTTTCTATCCTGTTCGAGCATTATATTATACAGATCGTCATTCATGTTCTTTCATGGAATTAACAAGGCATATACCAACATCAATTGATTTTTGTAATACCTCATATTTATACTTATAAGTAAATAGATCCCTTTGAATTTCTATGAGCTCTCCGTTATATTTCTCAACCTTATCGTTGAAAGTCATAAGCTCACTTTTTATGAGGTTCTCTTCAACCCACGAAGCCATTAAATCTTTACTACGTTTATAGTAATTTGGAATTTTATCAAATGACTGAGTCAAATGATAATTAACAAGATGGTGTTTCTTAGTTTTGATAACACCAATAGCTGCATTAATAGCACTAACTTCTACTTCAAGATCTGCTATAAATTGAGCATTCCACGCCAATAGATTGACCTTTGTGATCAACCGATCGTGGAGCATTTTAATAATATCCTTAGAGGCGACCATTCCAGCCGCCTCGGGATATTCGTACTGTGCTAAATCAGACCACTTTTTCTCTTCCATTATTCTACCCTTCTAAAAAGGAAGGTCTTCGTCGTCTACCGTTTTGGCGGGCGCCTCTGCATTAGCTGGTGCCTCTTGATTGGCGGGCGGAGCCTGTTGAGCATCTTTATCCAACTTAATACGACCTTCACCAAAATCCAACTTATTAGCCAGAACATACACGCGAGAACGTTTCGCTCCAGTTTCCTTATCTTCCCATTTCTTTTCCCGCAACTTACCCTGCACCATTATTTCGGTACCTTTCTTTGCAAACTTTGCTGCCCGCTCACCTAATTTTCTCCAAGCGGTAATACTAATCCATGTGGTCTCTTCGCTAAAATCTTTTTGATCGTCTTTCTTGTAGTATTCCGTCATGGCCATAGAAAAATTACACACAGTATCGCCATTTTGAAGGGCAGAGACTTCTGGATCTTGACCCAAGCGGCCAACCAACGTTACGTTATTACAATTCATAGTAAAACTCCTTTTAGTTTATGTTTTCTTTAGCTAGATTTTCGAATCTTCCTGTGTCTTTTATAAAAACTGTATTAGTAGAACCTGTTTCGGCATTTCTTGCCTTACCCACAATTATCTCTGCTAACCCAGTTGTAGGTGAGCCATCTGGAAAAGCATCTATATTATAATATTCTGGTCTGTATATAAAAATAATTGCATCTGCATCCTGCTCTAATGAGCCAGACTCGCGCAAATCAGACATCATTGGTCTTGGTGGGTTCCTTGCCTCAACTGCTCTTGATAGCTGTGACAAGGCCATAATTGGTATACTGAGTTCTTTTGATAGGTTTTTAAAAGCCCTTGATATAGATGATATCTCCTGTTGTCTATTTTCCTTACCCTTACTCGAATCCATAAGCTGGAGATAGTCAACAATCAAAAACTCGACATCATAAAGTGAAACCATTCTCCTAGCTATCCCCCTTAAAGAGGCTTCGTTTAAAGGCGCCTTATCATCTATATAAAATGGATCAGCATTTATATCACTCCAAACACTCGCAAGATAATCAAACTCAACTTTAGTTATCTGACCAGACCGTATCCTCATGCTATTTATCTTCGACGTAGAGCTGAGCTGGCGAAGAAAGATGGCCTCTTTAGACATCTCAAGAGAAATAAAGCCTACGGCACGACCCTTAGCAATGTTATTACGCGCAATCTGTAAAGCCAGCGCTGTCTTACCCATGCTTGGGCGAGCGGCAAGTAATATAAATTCCCCCTCACTAAATCCACCTATCAACTTATCTATATCTCTCAAACCAGTCTCAGCGATAAATGGCGGAACTCCGTTTTCCCTTATAGTTTTAAGCTTCTTCATATAATCTACGCCAATATTACCCAATCTTATTGTTGTATTAAACGCCTCACTACTCTGAGAAACTTTAAATAAGTCACCCTCAACCTCGTCAATTATTTCTTTGATAGACCCTATCTCAGCATCCTGTACTTTTAAAATAGAAGTTCTCAATGACAATGACATCGTCCTCTGTAAAAATTTCTCTTCTAGACTTTCTTGATACGATGTAAAGTTTGCTGGATTAATATCCTCATCTTTAAGCATATCATATACATCTTCAATTGTTTCGTTTTTATATTCAACTTTAGAACCAGCAATCCTTGATCGAATAGTAATAGCATCAATAGTCCTACCAGCACTATAAATATCTTTCATAGTATTGAATATTAATGCCCTTCCATTAGATGTAAACCAATCGCTATTTACGTTTATTAGTAAATCCATATTATCTGGATTCATCAAAATTGCACCTAAAAAACCACGCTCGATTATTTCAACCTCACTTTTTACCTCCAAATACACCTCCTGTCTGTGTAAGAAGCCCTGTCAATGCCTCCCTTTGAGTATCCGTTACTCCGTAAACCGTGTCAACTGTTTCTTCTTTTTTCTGCTTCCGCTCTTCCTTGGTAAGTAAGTGTACTGGAAGTGTTTTTATTGTGTGGCCAGCCTCGAGTAACTTGTCCCTCTGTCCACCCGCTGGCAATTTATGTTCCTCTGGATTATAGGCGTCAATCCAATTCTTACTCCGCAAAGCCCCCTCTACAAATCCAGTGTTCATCGTCATTTCCTTTTTTTCTAATCTGCTGACCACAAAGTAGATATATTGTAAATCATATCTGTCTTTGTATATCCACTTATTCATCAATGACCAATACCCTCCGAAAGACCTTCCTCCCTGATATTTCTTGGGCACTCCCAATATACTAACTAAAATGTCATTAATCAAGTTTTTTGAATATTTAATGTCAGTATTATTGTATTCCACTTAATCCCCCATAATAGTATGTAAAGTAATGACCGAAGTTAGCTACCTCTTTTTCAACAGCAAACAAAGAAACGGCCTTCTTTCTAGATGACCAATCTGGTATTATATAATATGTCCCACTAATAACCCTAATCGCCCTCACCGTTATCTCCATAGATTATTATTGGTGTTCTGTGTTCTGGTTTACTTATCTTCTCTTCTTCATTGAGGCCATGATAAGACAGGCCCGCCCCTGAAATAAACTTATATCCATCCAAAGACTTCGACGTAATATACTGGTAAACATCAATCATCAAACTGCTCAACTAACTCGTTAAATTTTTCCTTTACTGTCTTTGTAAGCTTGACTTTCGATACACCAGCCCACTCGGTAAAGATATCTGTTTTTGTTTTCATCTTCGCTATATCCGCGCTTCTCACACTTGCTTTCGGCTCCACGATAGTTGAAACTTTAATTGTAGAATTATACTTCTCAAACTCAAATCCTTCTTTGAACTTATCCCTATCAAGATTGGAGGACATTCCCTCTGGTACCGAAAAGACAACTTTCATATCAGCGTTGGGAAGTAATTCAAAGGGAAACTCACCAGTACTCATATATTCCATTGTCTCTTCTGTTGTTAGTTCCCACTTAACCATATCACGGGCTGGCGTATTAACAAACTCTTTCTTTGCGCCAATCCATTTATAATCTTCCATATCGAAACTCCAAAAACAGAATCCTGGTTCCATTGTTTCATCAAACCTTGTCCTGTAATGTGATCCACTATACGCCACTGGCGTACCCTCTAATATATCCTGATCATTTCTATGTATATGACCAAGCATAACTGCGTTGATGTTTTCTTTAAGAAGATCCTGAGGGGAAACCATAACCTCATTACCTAAAATACGTTCACTATTAGCAAGCTCTGCACCAGCAACAGAAATATGTGCCACTATTATTTTTAAATGATCTCTGTCGTCGTTTTCCTTTGGGGTTTTGGCAAACTTGGTTATGAATTTCTTTATGTCTTTTGTGGTAGATACGCGGGCCTTCTCTACAGTATCTCCCGAGAGAGATGTTGTTTTTTGGTAGGGAATTAATCCAAACTCTATTATATAAGGATACTCAACATGTACAATATCATTGTACTTAAACGTTGTCATTTCATCAAAGGTAAATACATCTTCCATTTTATCAAGAACACTCAAACACCCATCTGGATCGTGATTACCCCTAATTATAATCACAGGGGCCATATATGACAAACCTTTAATAAAGTCAACAGCAGCCAAATACTCTGGCGAATTAATCGTAGTATTTTTATGGAATAAATCGCCAGCATGTATAATTATATCTGGCTCATGCTCAAGGGCATACTCTCTGATAAAATTAGCATTAGCAACGCACTCATCAAGCCTATTCTGCTGAAAATGACTATCTGCAGTATGTAGTATTTTAAACAATTAACAACCTTTCATCCATATAGGAAGAGCAATAGAGAGCATAAAAATAAAAATAGGAATAAACAACATGATTAAAAGCACAAAAATTCTACATATCCACCTATGTCTGTTCCGCGGGCTACATGCATTTATAACGCACTTGTTTAGAAGGGGTATCACGATTTCTCCACCAACTTTTGGAACTTATTTAAAAGATGTATTTCTTTATCTTTCGGCATTCTCATATGAGAAGGGTAATCTATCAAATCCTGTTCATATGTCTCATAAACAAAACTTTTATTCTTAAATAATTCCATGGCCCTAACCAACATTTCAACCTCCATCTCATATTGCCTTTGGGCGAGAGCATGAAAAGTATCATTTGAGTATATAGGAACGTATTGTCGATCAAGAATCTTCCCAGCATCAGGCCTTTCCTCTATTATATGAGTTGACACGCCAATAGGTTGGCCTTCATGTATTGCCCATTTTAACGCATCAAGTCCTCGAACGTTCGGTAAATATCCTGGGTGAGCATTTATTGTCTTTCCATTAGTAGAAAACGGGGGGCCGAGTATACCAGCACCAGCAATAAGATACACATCACAATCAGGCGAAACACCTGCATCATATACATTATATTCAAAACTCTGCACAACCAATTCTGGATCAACAAATGTTCCATACGGTCTGTGTTTATATAGTGGAACAAATCCCTTTCTATCTTCCCATGGCAAAAGGATCAAAGAAACGTCATGATAACCTTTAGCCTTTAGTAAACACAGTGTATCATACGTCTTCCTGTGAGGATGATCGTATGTTATTACCCCAATCATTTTAAATCCAATTCTATTTGAGCGTCATCTTTCTTTACTGAACCATCAATTATATGCTGTACCATCTTCTTTCTCAGATCAAGGTGCTCCGCAATTAATGTACGGAACTTCTCGTCTTCAATCTGTTTCATCGGAACATTATCCATAATATATTCCATACCGTTGTTTAACATAATATTAAGGATATCATTGTTTGTGAACATCTTTACGCTCCTCTTCAAATTTTTCCTCCGTAACCATGGTTATATAATACTTCTTATAGTTTACAAGGTAATCTATAGCACCAAGAACACCATTGCCAGCACTGGTATTTTTTACCAAGATAGATCCAAGCTTAGTTTTAATTACATCAGAATTTCTAAAAACAAAAGTCTCCGCAGAATCTGTCGTCCATTTATATGATTTGCTCATTGTCTTCCTTGCCATTTTTAATTTTCTGATATTCGCCAGTGAGATAACCTTCGTTCTGACGCTTATAATTAAGTTTAAGTTTTTTCTTATATAGATCATAAAGTTCATTTGGAGTTATGCCAGCTATAAGACATTTAGAGATAAAGAAATGAAGCTCATCCACTAATTCGACTTTAAGATTTTGATAATTAATATCTTCAGTTCCAATACTACCATCAAGATTCCTTGTCTTCTTCCACCATTTCCAAGGAAGAGAATCTTCAAATTCCATTGACTCATGCATTTGAGCACGATTATATTTTAAAAGCCATGTTACCCTTACATCCTCCCACACCTTGGTTTGGTTATGACAAAGATCATAAAACCAACCCACATATCTTTCCCTATCAAGAATAAATGTATTAAATGCTTTTTGAAGCTTAAAGATTTTCTTTAACAAGTACACACCCCATATCTTCCATAAAGGTTAATAGCCATCCATCTGTAATTCCAGACTTCATTAACTTAACACGACAAACATTATGTTTCTCATGACGACATAAACCAGGCACATCTAAATTCCAATAAGAACACACTGTACGGCGCTCACCATTAAACCAAATTTGATCATCCGTGTATTCTCCACAAATATCACTCGCTTTCATCTAATACCGCTTTTAAAATACTACGAAAATCACCCTTCTTTGCTATGAACCGATATTCTTTCTTTCCAGAATCAGCGGATAAGACAAAGAATCCATCAATATCTTCGTCGTTGATAACGATTTTAATGTCATCACTAGGTTCCGCGTTTTCAATGATGGTACCAATGCTAAGTACTTTTCTCATAACACCTCCAAAATGTAAAGTATAATTATTATTAACAAGGTTATACTGGTAAAAAATCCCATAAAGAACCACTTGAATATCAATGTTCTTATTTTTCCTCTTTTGTTATCCATTATATCCATTAATATACGGCCTTTTTATTTAAAAGTCAAATTTAAATTGTACTCGTTGTACTGGTAGAGCTGGTAGAGCTGGTTGTACCAGTAAAGGGTGGTGATACAAAGTCCTCTTTATATAAACCATCTATCGTGATGTGTCTAGTTTTCATATCTTGCCAATATCCCCAAACGTTAGCATCACATTTAAAAAGAGATTTTCTCTTACCTCTATATCTTGGTACTCCCCACATCGCCAATGCATCTGAAAGATCTTGTGCACTTAAAGCGGTTTGTTTAGCAGCTTGTGCCGTTTGAGTAAAAACACCACCAAGCCCTACTATATTTTGAGCAACACCACCAAGCCCTACTATATTTTGAGCAACACCACCAAGAGCCCTACTAATAAGACTCATGATACCTCAAAATTGAGTAAACATCTCTTTAAGGCTGCATCCCAAAAATCCATTTTATTTAATCCGATAACTTCAAGGTTCTTATTATGTAACAAGCTACGCATAGGTGTGTTCCCTAATTCATTATCAACCTTTACAACCTCAGCGGGAAGCCTAAGCTCCTCTATGATCAAACTCACAAAATCATAATAACTACAGTCACCAGTTGATGTCATATGATAAAGTCCGTACTCCCCAGAATCAAACAGATGCACTAAATTCTTACAAACCTGTAAAGTCCAAGTAGGAGAAAAATGATAATTACCAAAAACATCAATAGTTTTATCTTGACCTGAAAGGATTATATCATGAATATGGCTAGGCCCTTTTCTGGTTTGTACCTTACTATATAACCCGCCAGTCCTTATTATAAAGTGCTTTTCACAATAATTCTTTACCATATACTCACCAGCAAGCTTTGAAACTCCATATACATTTATTGGGCCTGGTGCCTCGTCTTCATTGAGATAAACATTTCTAGAACCATCAAAAACATAACTGGAACTAAAATGAATTACTGAAGCACCAGTCTTTTGGGCATACTTTGCTACGTTCCCTGCTCCCTCTGTATTAACCTCGAAAGCACGTTTTTGATCGGCCTCGCTGTCTTCAAAATTACAATGAGACGTATTTATTATGATTTCTGGCTTGAAGTCATCCATTACACCAAAGGTATCTGGGCTGGCAACCTCTATGTCGCTATGATCAAGCCCAAATACATCTTGACGCTTGGCAGTCAAATAGGTAAATAGGTCACTACCAAGCATACCCGTGTAACCAATGATAACTATTCTCATATTGTACTCTCTATTCTTGTGAAAACTTCCATATTTACAGTGTTTGTGTCGTTATAGTCATACTTATCACAATTTCGCCACAGTTCATCGATGGTATATTCTAGTGTACTCGTACCCTGAAACCCCAAATCATTCATAGCATTATTCCAGTTAGCACTGTAATCACGAACTTCTTTCTGCTGTAAGTTGTTGATCTGTATAGATGTGGTCATGTGTTTCACTTCCATATACTGCTTCATCCTCATTGCCAAGTCCAGTATGGTTACATTCTCCGAAATGATGTTGAACGGGCCGTGGACATTGGGGGGCGCAGTGATAGCACTTGCGTATGCCCTGAGGGCGTCATCCATGTCGAGAAGTGGACGGAATGCCGATGGGTCATATACGGTAATTTTATTATCAACCATAGCCGTTTTAAACATTCTATTAACGGCAATGTCAAACCTCATTCTAGGTGAATGACCACCCAACGTACCTTTGCGCAGAAAAGTTATTCTAAAGTCTTCTGTCTCGAGAAGCTCTAAGCCCTGTTCTGCTTGCCATTTAGATATACCGTAAGGATAGTCTGTTTTGATTTGATCATACTCACCACACATATGGCCCCTACCATATATAGAGCACGAGCTGGCAAATACAAACCTTTTTACACAAGCCTTTCTTGCCCTGGTGGCACAGAGCATTGGATATGATGCATTGTGTATGTAATTTAATCTCGGGCTGAATTCAGCCATTGGATCATTTGAAAGACCAGCCAAATAAACAACCACATCAAAACTACCGTACTGATCCACAGTAACATCACTTACGTCTCCATGAATCGTTTTAATTCCTTCCTCTATATGATTACCAAACCAAAACAAGTCAACAACAGTTATATTAACTCCTAATTCCGTTAAAAAACTTGCCAAACGGGTTCCAAAATAACCACCACCACCTAATAAAAGAGCTTTCATCTTATTTCTCCATTTATTTCTACATACCTAGTTCCGCCATAAGGATAAACAATTGCCGTTCCAATCTCTCGAATTGCATCCATATCTTGGCATATATCTATAGTTGATATCGTGACTCTTCCCCTAACACCATTAACACTCATTTCAATTTCCCAATCATGAAACAGAGATCCTATTTCTATTTTAGGAAAAGCTACTTCAAAATCATTTAAATGTAGTTTTATAAAAAAAGATGTGTTGACAGAACCAACTACTTGTGCAGACATTGATGTTTCACACCCAACCAGCCCAACCTCACCCTTAATAGACTTGCCCTTTGAATGGAAGGTAAATTTGGCCTTATAATTATTTATATTTATATTACACATTCCATCATTAAGTTTACCCTTCATTAGAGAATCTGTTTTTCTCTTTCCTTGTCTCGGGGGTGCTCCCACAAAAACCTGATTTGTAGCCATGATGGTAATTTATGAAAAAGATTTTATAAAGTCAAGTTATTTTTTTCTTGACTTTTAAAAAAAAATTCCGTATACTTAATCTTTACAATTAGTGGGGTGGAGAAGTCTGGTATCTCACTGGGTTCATATCCCAGAGGTCGCGTGTTCAAATCACGCCCCCACCACTATGAATAATATAAAAATATCTGGTAAAACCAAGGGAACTTCAATGAATGGACAATCAGCAAAAACATCGCCACAACAAATAATGTACAAAGTCACGTTTCATGTACTTGATCCTATCTTGAATACTACTATGGAGATAGAACAGGAGTGGAGGGGAGACCCCGAACATACAGCTAGGCATTTCCATGAGAATGGCATCATGGTTGAATCTCCAAACGGAAATTCAACATGGTATAACCCTTCAACTATAGTTAAAATGACCTTTAAAGAGATAGCGGATAAGCCCATAAAAAAACAAACGCTCATGTCTAATACTCCGCATGATCCCAGCGATGTAGAAAATAGTATAGAAAGTACTTTTGATAGGATGTCAGCAAAAGAAAACATACCATTTTGATTTTTGCAAAACAGGGTATATATAGATGATCATTAATAAATCAAAAGAACGATGGGAGATTAGAAAAACTAGACAAGAATCTCTGCCCAGCCTAAAGTTAGACGATAGAGAATTTGTCATATTCAGAACCTGTTTAAAAAAATATCAAAAAGATTTAGAAATAGTCTTTATTACTAAGAAAAAATTTGATAAGTTAAGTTCTAGAAAACAAGACTACTTAAAGTGGAAGTTCGAAGAAGATAGAAATAAGATGGACTGGTTCAAATATATGTGGCATGAACTAAGAAAATCTAAAGAATACACATGTAGTAAGTGTAATACGAGAACAAAGTATTTGTATATGTTCTGCAAGAACATGAAACACATAAAAGATTTTAGGCTTCCAGATTACGAATTGTATTGCAAGACGTGCTGGAATGAATTAAACGCCCCCGTTAATATTGACTCAAAAGCTCACAGTATCTAAAAGAGCTTGCCACAACGCTGGTTACAAATTGAAAGGACGCGGGCGGAACGAGAAACTTGGATAAACCTTTCCTCAACAAGAACCTTCTCGTTACCCTTATCGGTAGTAGGTCAAACCGACTATATTTTTTTTCTTCCCTGTAGGACAGCAATGGCTAATTGTGTCCAATCTTATAGTGTAGATTAATTTTTAGAAAACAGTTACTTATGTATCTAAGTTTCCTGTGAGACTCAATTTCATAGACCGAGTTTGTTCTTTAACGAGAGTCTATCAGTTCTTTGGCGCTCACTTTTCTTGGTGTCGACCTTTTGGAAGACAGCAGTTCTAAAGAAAACGTTAGCGCCTAGATAACAGGGAACAGATACATCAAAGTAATCGTGTGGAAACCTTAGTTAAAAATGTTACTGAAAGAACATTTTGTCTCGCAAAATACGCGATTACGAGTTACTGAACTTCTAAAACTATAGCCCTAGCCTTGCGCCCTCTTCTATTAACTAAATCGTATAAGAGATGTAATTAGTACTTAAGAGTTTAATTAAAATATAGATTTAGAAAAAAATAAAGTTTGCCAAGAAGTCCGTCCAAAATGTACCTGAACGGGTATAAAAAATAAAAAATAGCTGGAATTATACCTTTACGGGTATAAATTTAGTTTAGGGAAGTTGGTGTAGGCGTATTTAGCGCCTAATAGGTAAGCTTCAATGAGATATAGATCTAATTTTTCAGTTGAATGTTTTTTGGCTTCTAATGTTTTTAATGGGCGCCTCTTGGCGACCCACAGCCTAAACATATCTTCATGATCATGTGCAATCTTGTGGCAGATAGCGCATAAACATACACCGTTATCTAGTTCTAATCTTGTGGGGTGGTAAGTTCTTTTTATGATGTGATGTGAATGAAGTTCTTCCTTGCGAGTACACCGCTCACACTGGTGTCCTGCTCGTATCTTTACAACATCTCTCCACAGATTATCAAGTATTGTTGTGAATTTCAAGTATATGTGCTCCTCCAGCCACCGTAACAGTGCCCCAATTTTCTAGTTGTTCCTTTGTCCATTCATGTACATGGATCTCATTTTGATTTTGATAAACTGGGCCTTGGGCCAATACTCTTATAGGAGTTACTATAAAGGCATTATGACATTTATCTCTAATGGAACCAAGTAAGTCATAACCTTTTTCACCTTCCATATGTTCTAACATATCAGATGCAATAATCATATCATATCTTGTGCGAAGAGCTGGGACTAACTCACAGGCATCCCCTATCCATATATTATCATAAATCTCTCGTTGCAACTGTTCTACATATCCGTCAAAGATTTCAATTCCATCAATTGTACTCTTCCAATTTTCCTTCTTATAACCATTAACATCATTACAGTGGTTAAGCCAGATATCAGTATATTCTCTAGCTAAGAAACCCCATTTTCCAAAGCCTATTCCAACATCTAGAATCTTTCTTGGTTTGAGGGTTATTATTTTGTTGACGATAAATGGTATTGGTTCTGGTCGCGATGTAGGCATCTAATGAATCTCCTATTCTTATTATTTCTCTTGTTTTTGCCCAAATTAAATAAATACGGTTATCAAGATGATTGGATTCATATGTGTAGGCAAATGGTGATTGTTCTTTACGATACATATAGTTTATTTCGTTTGAAAGGATAATCTGGTTTAATATCTTTAAAAGCACTCCATCCTACACAGAATCCTGTAGTATCAAAAAATCTCCATATTGGTATACTGGGTGGCTTAACGCTCAAAGAAATTCTAAAATAGTACTTTGTACCAATCTGAACTTTAAATAATGATTGTTTCTTCAATCTTTTATCATTCTAGAAACACCCCAATCCTGAATGCAGGGTGTATGGTTATGAACTTTAAAACAAACCATTGGTTTTCCCATATACATAGCCGCTATACCATTATTTTTTAATGCAAAAAATGACTGCCATTTTCGTGCTGGCTTATGTTTTTTAAAATCAAGTGGGTCATATAGTTTATACACGAAGTGTAACCTCGTATTTTTCTCCATCTTTGATTATCTTCTCAATCCTGCAGTCAATCTTATCTGCAAGAACATGTAAGGTCTCTCCGTTATACATACAAAAGTTAGTAGAAGTTATAGAGTGAACACTCTGGCTACTTACAATAATGTGTATATAAGCCTTAGCAAAACGCTTAATAAACTTCATAGTCTGTATTGGAGTTCTGAAACACTCGAGTGTATTGTATATACAAACTGTTTTGACCTTTACTTGACCATCCATTTTAACCATATCAAATGGGTTTTCGACATCAAAGTACTCTATATTGGCCTGATTATACAATTTTGCATATGTAATAGCCGAGTGATTGTTATCAACTCCTATATTAGGTATTTTCATCTCATCTAAAGCCCTTATGAAATAACCTATTCCAGACCCTATTTCTAAGACATCTTCAGTAAAAAGATGCTTATTATCGTTGACTAAATCATGACAATCTAAAATCCTATCGGAATCTATGTAGAATTGGGAGTAAAAAGCATCCCAATACCCATCAGTGTATTCTTTTGTTTTTATTGGAAAAAGGTAAAAAGAATTGCAAGTTCTACATATATGATAGTTATTTATATGAGGAAGATTAGCGGTATTGCATATTGGGCATTTTACATGACTTTTACTTTTCATGTTTTATCATAAAGTTTTTACCGATTCGCATAGAACGTATAGGATCTTCAAGAACGCCACCAACATAAAGCGTTAAACGCTTGGATGGGTTGGATTTCAACTTTTCAGCGATGTCCACCATCTTATCAAGATAATCCGCACCATCAAAATTAGCACTGATATCACATGAAGAAGAAAATAACAAAGCATCTGTGATAATCTGTAATTCTTCTTTTGTTAAAAACTTAATCATTTTACACTCCTTTTAGAGTAATTTTTTTTCATTAAAATATGTTTAAAGAACAATTCATGAATTCCGCCTGTTACCATCATAAACACAATAAAGCTTATGCCTATGACTGGCCACGAATATAATATAACGTCATTAGATGTGTATATCTTATAGTAAACCCATGTAGTACCAGATATCGTACAGGCCATGAAAGTTAGAAACGTAAAAAGCTGTCTTATGATTTTGAATAAATGCCAACCATCAAAAAAGAAAGCTGGTATTTGTATACCAAGAAACTTCTTTCTTTGCATAAAATTGTCTTCTGTGCTATTATATTTTCTCCGCCAGGTATCGTCAGGATCTCGAAAATACCAATGATTAAAAGACCCATTTTCAAATAGAGAAAATACAGAGCTACTGTATTTATATTGAAGAGTATCCGCACAAGCATTGAACATTACGGCAATTGCCCATAATACGTGTGAAAGCGGTGCTACGATCCAGAATAAGTTTTCCATCCGTGATTCCAAGTAAAGTTTTCAGCTATTTCCATAGCTTCTTTTTTTCTCTTTATAGTTAATTTAAATGCTTTTCTCCAAGTTGGAAACTTATATATTTCATTGCCCATCCAAACTTGAAATTTCTCTGCTTCTTCTTTTGTCCAAATATATTCCATAAACCAACGATCAGCAGAAAAGTTTATTTTATAATAGTTAGCACCAACGGCTTTACACATCTTGAATAAGATAGTGACCATTGGTTCTTTATCCCAACTAGCGTATAACGGTGGTTTAAGTTTTAAAAGTGTTTGTGTTTTCATGTGGAGAGTCAGGGATTCAAACCCCGCTGAAATCCTCGGTGCAAGCGAGGTGACCACCTCTAGCAGTCCCACCCCCCATGGAGCTCCCTGAACGACTTGAACGCTCGACCCGCTGCTTACAAGGCAGCCGCTCTACCGACTGAGCTAAGGGAGCTTATATAAAAAGAGTGAGGGCGCGGCTTACCATACGCGCAATTTCCAGAGTAATTATTTTAATAGCCACGACTTTCCATGTGTCCATAGTTCTGCTCTCTCTACATGCTCGCCTAACACGAAGTAACCTCATGTAGCCGTTGCAGCAACCGTTACATTTAAAGTCTGCCTGCATCATTACTCGTAATTTCCACAGGCTTTCCCGAGGGAACCAGAATAGATTTTACTCCTCTGGTAGACTATACAGTGACTGGTATGTTAGAACATAGATCTCAAGTCTAGTTCATACAATTGAAAATACCGCAGACTCGCTACGAAGCGATTCAGATACTCGGACTACCAAGCACTGCGGGACAACTCCCTGAATGCGTACCTTATCAGCTCATTGCATACTGATTATTCAGTCACCTCACTCAACCATCATTAGAAGCGGCCACCCCTAACTCAGGTCTTTATTTTCAAAGAACAAACTAATATACACACGAAATATTTAAAAGTCAAGTTTTTTCCACTCTTTATAAAGAATTTCTTTTAACTTATCAGTTTCGATTAATGTAATCTTATCAGCTCTGTCCTTACGTTGGTATACCTTATACTGAGCATCCTTAGCATAGTTCGCTGTAAGGTCAAAGTTCACATATTTGTTAACAAGATCAATTAAGTCTAGTCTTTTAACTATCAAAAAACTATCCCTAGTTTCAAAGGCTATTAGTTTTGCCTCCCCGTGTAACCACCCGTCGTCCTTTGGGCGTACACCGTGGAGCTCAACCCAAGTCCACTCATCCTGAACGCTGTCGTCAGAACGTTGTATGCGCTTCATGGCCTTCACATCAACCTTGCAATTGTTCTTTAGAAGAACATCCCAGTGATAATGTGAATCTTCGCCCGCATTGGACTTTCTTATGAAATAACCTTTATGTATTGCTAATTTTATGAAGCTTTTTTCCGCGTTTTCGCCTATTTTGAGGCAATCCCTGTTGTCATATTGGTTCCTTCGCAGATAGTTCTCCTGTTACAATATTTTTGATTCAAATGTAAGTACTCCAGATTTACCAATATATGCGTTACTTACTGCCATTGCTCCATACATAGGATTTCCGTTTTTCCATCCCATTATTACTGGTTTATTATCAGGTTCAAACATTTGGATGTACATACCCTTTTTTATATTTTTGAAGTCAACACCCTTCCATCCATCATTATAATACTCAACTCGTCTAGTATTACTGGTAAGGTTTGGTATAAATAGTAATCCAGTCAATAATAAGGGAAGTTTTTTTATAAAATCTAAACGATTCATACTTATTTTCCTTTGATTTTCTGAAACTTCATGCCCGATTTTTCAAGCTCTTTTTTATGTGCATCACAATAGAAGCTACCTGTACCAGATCTCCAAGGCGCTGGTTTCTTACATTTTGCCGACTTCCCGAGATATACGCACTTCATACTGTTAACATCAAGAAATCGTGTGAGCACTGTGATAATCTAAATAAAAGATAACAAACCCCTACCCACATAAGTATTTTTAAAAATGTCTTCAAGATAAATCGCCTTTCATTAGTTTTTCGCCTACTTCTAACATTGTTCTATATATGTGTTTATTATAAAGATGCATACCGCCAACATAAGATCTTACGAAGAATTGCGGTGAAGTAGCACCATAATTGAATATTTCTGATAGGGCCATTGCGACGGCGGGGCTACGACTGAGCCCAGCATCACAATGAACCACTACATTCTTCGGTGCGTGTTCTGAAACGAAATTAATAATGTCTGAAGCCATTTTTCCGTCAAATTTCTTTATTTCATCATAGTCCTCAAACCCGCGCTGTGCCGTTATTTCACCTGTTTCGTTGTAATCTACATCGTGGCATTTTATCCACAGGGTTGCCGATAATTGGGTGTATGGTGGTAGTATAGCTTCTCCAAGCTCTGGAGAGTATATCGATACCATAACGAATGGTTTTATAAGCTTTTTATAAGCACCATCTTGTGCCATTTGTCTGTTAATTACCATAAATTCCATTTGTTCTCCGTTGTTGGTATACCTATTATATGCCTAGTACCAACCCCCTCTTTATGTATAACATAGTTATTTACATTAAATCTAACATATGCATCATCACCGCTGTCGTGAATTGACTGTGACGACTTATGTAATGGTACGGCATTTGACCCATCATCAGAGTCGAATGGAAGAAAGTCAAAATATCTTTTAGTGACAATTAAGCTGGAATACAACCATATCATTTTCATTGTCTCTAAACGCTCCCCTTTACCGTTATATGGGATCCCCGTAGTATAATGGCCTTCACAGTAAGTAGTATTAAACAAATAGCCAACACCATAAGTTTCTTTTTTCACAACACTGATCATGTTTTCTATTAAATCTTTTTTAAGGTGGTCAACGTCTGGTTCAAAAATATAGGCGTACTTTGTTTTTACTTCAAGCATCCCATAATGAAGTCCAAAGCCGTGACCAATATTAAAAGGCATAATATGTAATTCAGCATTTTTATCTTTTTTACAATATTCTCTTAAATCTCTAGCGCATTGTGGGCCTTCACCACAATGATCAACCTTAGAATTGTCGATTATGACAAGCCTCATATTCGGGTAGTATCTTCTGAAAGAACTAAGACACGGTTCAACTAATTTTGGTGTACAACAAAAAACAACAATGGCTGTAACATCCACTATGAAGATATCCTTA